AAATTGCAATCTATATTAAACAATTACTTCTTACTTCAAAAAGAAGTAGAAATGCTTAGAAAAACTCAGGAGGTTTGCAAATGAAAGAGTTTTTTAAACAGTGGTGGCTTGAGATAACTATAATAGCTTTTGCTTTGCTGGCGTTTATCTCAGGGTTCATTTTTGACCTTTTCCCATCTGTTCAGGTTGTAATCAAGAAAACATTTCTTGTGGCTTGGTGGTATTTCCTAATATATATATTCAGGAGATTCAGACTTGGCAAAATAGAATGGAGTGATAATGATAAAAAAATTTATTATTTTGTTATTCTTTGTTGCTCTTGTCTTATTTTCGCTCTCGGCTGAGGCATGTAACAAGCTAAAAATTAAGCAGGCTCATGAGTGGTTTTTCGGGCTTGATTATCCTTATTGGTTCAGTGTTGCTCAGGCAAAGATAGAAAGCAATTGCAGATGGGTCACATCTCTTGACGGACATGGCTCTATCGGGTATCTCCAGATTACCTCAAAGTGGTTTGATGCGGAGCTTAAAAATGCTGGGTTTTATTATTGGCAAGAAAAAGACCACATTGATTATTACTTTTCCCATGCCTACATCCTGTCTAAACTGCATAAACAAAATAAATGCAGACTGCTATATATCACTTACCAATGCTACAACAGGACTTGTAAGAGGGTTATTAGAGAAAATAACTCTTGCAGTTGGGATAAAGGATACCAAGCCTGCCTGCAAAACGATAAACAAGTATGCGTTTTAAAAAAAGAAGGCAAATGTCTCCAATACCGTTCTTCATGCAATATCAATTATTCATACTCAAAAAAGATTTACGGGGAAGGGAAAAAGCTTGAAGAATGGAAAAGCAAATGGATATTCTATTAGAAAAGAGGGGTGCATGGAAGTAACGGTTAAACTTGAAGGCATTAAGCAGCTACAAGACAGATACTCACCAGCACAAATAAAGAAGGCTGTCAATGCAGCGATGCGGAGAGCAATCCGCTCTGGCAAAACTGCCGCAAGCGATGAGATTAGAAACAAACTCGGCTTCAACATCATGAAGTCAGACCTTGACAGAAAAATCAGGATCACCACTCGCCCGATGGAAGGTGAAATTTCAGTTGCAGGCAAGCCAATTATTATGAGCTACTTCAAGCCTGTTGACCTCGCACAGGGAAGACGCATCATAAAGAAGCGTGGAGCAGGAGCAACAGCATTCCATATCAAACAGGCGAGGCGTGGCGGTGCTGGCGTGAGAGTAGAAATCATCAGAGGCAAGCCAACAATCCTTCGTGGTGGCAGATGGAGACTCGGCATAGAAGTTGAAGGAGCATTCATAGGCACTGGTAGAGGTGGCACTCCGCTTGTCTTCGGACGGGTAAAAGGCTCAAGAAGGCTCATAGCATACAAAGTCTATTCAGAGCATTTCATGTTCAAGAAAACAATCAATCGTGTAGCAAGCAGAGTGCTTGAACAGTGGAAAAAAGAATGGGCAAACCAGGTTAAACAATTAGAATCTGGCACAGCCACATGGTTAGATGTGTGACATCCTCTCACAGATAAATCTGTGAGCTTCCTGTTTCCACGAGGTAGCTTATACGGATTAAAATCCATAGCTTTCTTGGTCAGGATTTTTGTAAAAAAATATCGCCACATTTCATTTATAGGCAACTTTTTTACTCTAACATATATTACCCTACCGCCCCCTATCTTTATATTGGCTTATAAACGATTTTAGAAGGAGTTTCAGACGTTACATTTCGTTACACGATTTTGACTTTTCTAAAAATTTATGTTTTGTAACTTATTGATTTTATTAGCCGACAGTGGGATTTGAACCCACGACCTGCTCATTACGAGTTATAAGAGTTCTAAATAATTGTAATATATTTAAGTATATACAATCCAAAAAATGTAACCACTTTTTTATAATATATTATTAAATTTCTATTGACAAGAAATTATATTTGTTTGCCATATTATATAAAGACATATTATTTATTTTTTGCATAGACCTAAAATTTCTTTATTTTTTTCTTGACAGATAAAGATTGTATCTTTATAATAAATATATGCATATAGGAAAAAGAATAAATCAAAGAAAATTGGCTAAAGAGCTTGGTATCCATCATGTCCATTTAAATGCAATATTAAAAAAACGCACAAGGCCTTCTATACCGTTAGCGTTAAAAATTGAAAAATATACCGATGGAGAGATAAAAGCACGGGATTTGAGACCAGATATAGTAGACATAATTAGGCAAGTGGTGAATTTATAATTTGGTGATAAATATGGGTAGAAGAAGTCTTGGGAAAAATTGTTCAATAAATCAATACATAGCAGAAGGGGGGAAATGATGAAGGCATATATCTCTGTATTTAAAGAGGGCAAAAGTAGAATAGAGCTTGTGGATGATAAAGGTTTTTACCATGACATCATCGAGGTTGACGAGATTCGTGTAGAACTGGACAGAGAGAATATGGAACCATTTGTAAGGCAAGAAAATAGACATGCCCAACCATCATGGAAACAATAAGGAAATTAAAAAATAATAAAAATAATATCAAAAAGGAGGGTTTATGGAAGCATTAGACAATACCATTATCGACGTCCCTGCAATTTCCGACGATAAGCTTATTGAGGTTGCTAATCGTGCTGAAGAACGCATCGAGGCTATCAATCGCATAAAATCTATCGCACTTAAAGTCACAAATAAACAAGATTGGGTAGACCAGAACGGCAGACCTTATTTACAGGTATCAGGAGCGGAAAAAATTGCACGGCTTTTCGGTATCTCATGGCGTATAGATGAACCAGTTATCGAGTATGAGGAAGGCGGTCATTTTTCATATACATACAAGGGTTATTTCACATTGGGTGGTGTAACCATCGAGGCAATAGGCACAAGGTCAAGTAAAGATGGATTTTTCAAAAGATATGACAGAGAGAGAAAGGAATTGCCACCATCAGAGATTGACAAGGGAGATGTTAAGAAGGCTGCCTATTCAAACTGTTTAGGTAATGGCATCACAAGACTATTAGGCATCAGAAATCTCACCTGGGAAGATATAGGCATTAAACAGCAGGATATATCGTCCAGGGTGAATTACAAACAGACAAAGCCTGAACCAAAGCCAGAGGAAAAGCAAGAGGAAACTTTAAGGGAAAAATTCTTGAGAGAGCTCAAAGAATACTGTGAGGACGCACTAGATGAAATAGATAAAGTATGCAGGCAGTGCAGTGCTTTTGAAAAAGACGGAAAGACATACAGTTTTGCCATCAACGATGTGATGCTAAAGAAAGAGAACGGCGAATACAGAGTAAATGACAAGTGGATAGGAAAGGCATTAGGTGTATTAAGAGACCTCAAGGAGGCGGACAATGCTGGTGGAAAAAATTTATGAGACAAAGCAGGCACAGATAAAACAGATGCCTGTCCATACAAATAGAGCAAGTCAGCTTGGTCATCCTTGCGAGAGGTATCTGGTATACGAAAGAACGAAATGGCAAGAAAAAACCCTCCATGATGTAGGGTTGCAGCTTGTTTTTGACCTGGGCAACATCTTTGAGGATGTTGTCCTAACAGATTTAAAACAGGCTGGATTTACGATTGTTGAACAACAACGCCCCTTCTTTTACCCTGATTTCAATATCTCAGGGCATATAGACGCAAAAATATTTATAGAAGGTAAGGCCGTCCCTTTGGAAATCAAAAGCGCATCGCCTTATGTATTCAATGCCATAAACAGTATAAATGATATAAAAAAATCAAAATATGTTTATATGCAAAAATACCCTGCACAATTAAATATTTATATGCTCATGTCAAATATTGAGCGAGGGGTCTTTATTTTCAAAAACAAATCCACGGGGCAGATGAAAGAAATATGGTGTGATTTGGACTGGGAACTTGCCGATAGCCTCTGTAAAAAAGCCCAGAGGATCAATGAGCATGTGGTCAATGGAACACTACCAGAACCAGTTGATAACGATGCCATATGTGAAGGCTGCGAGTATGTTCATATCTGCCTGCCTGAACGTGCCGGGAAAGAGATGAAGATCATAGACGATACTGATTTTGAGACTCTACTCGATAGATATGATGAACTAAAAAAGATAATGAAAGAATATGATGAGTTAGATAAAATTGTTAAAGCAAAACTTGAAGGAGTTGAGAAAATTATTGTAGGACACTGGTTAATTCAGAGAGTGCAGCGGAAAATGACAAGGTATGAACTGCCAGAGGAGTTGAAAGCCCAGTATGCAAAAGAAGTTACGTTCTGGGTGACAAGGATGGTGCGGGTATGATTTCCACATGGCTTATGAAGGCGTTGTTGGTGGCATACGGAGTGATCACGATTGCCTGTTTATGGGAGAAAGATTACCCGAGGGCTCTTTATTGGCTATCAGCCTGCGGGATTACGACAGCCATATTGTGGGGGATGAGGTGAATATGGATTATCAGAAATTCCTTAAACAGAAAGAATTAACAATTAAACCTGCTGGTTTTGACGTAAACAATGAAATAATCAATCCCGTTCTGTTTCCTTTTCAGAGAGATATTGTCCGATGGGCTGTTAAAAAAGGCAGATGTGCTGTTTTTCTTGATACGGGTCTGGGAAAAACATTTATACAACTTGAATGGGCAAGAATAATTGGCAAGCCTACTTTAATTTTTGCCCCCTTATCTGTTGCAAGACAAACAATCAGGGAAGGCAAAAAGATTAATATTGATGTTGCTTATGTGAGGTCTCAAGATGAGCTTACAGAGGGCATAAATATCACAAATTACGAAATGATAGATAACTTTGATAGCTCACAGGTAGAAGCTATTATCCTTGATGAGTCATCTATTATTAAATCAATCTCGGGGAAAATCAGACAAAAATTAATCCACAAATTCAGACATATCCCATATAAATTGTGTTGCACCGCTACCCCTGCCCCTAATGACTATATCGAACTTGGGAACCATGCAGAATTTTTAAATGTATGCACCATGCAAGAAATGTTTGCAATGTTTTTTATCAATGCCAATAAAGAACATACATATATCATTGGCGACAAAACAATCATAAAAAAAGGAAGTAATAAAGGCGGTCAGGAATGGAGATTAAAACATCATGCTGAAGACGCATTTTTTAAATGGCTGTCTAACTGGGCTATTGTAATGACAAAGCCATCCGACCTTGGCTATGAAGATGGAGGCTTCAATCTACCACCATTGAATATAAAGACAATCTTTGTTGAAACCAATTACAAACCAGAAGACAAATTATTCTTTATCGGTCTGTCAGGCATAGAGGATAGATTGCAGGTTAGAACGCAGACAATTGAACAAAAATTAGAAGGATTAAAGCAAATATCTTTTGACGGGCAGTTGATTGTATGGTGTGGGCTTGACAAAGAAAGTGCTGCTTTAAAAAAGTATTTTGGTGATATTGCAGTAGAGGTTAAGGGGTCAGACTCTCCAGAAGATAAGGCAAGGTCTTTTGAGGATTTTCAGGATGGTAAATATAAGGTATTGATTACTAAACCCAAGATAGGCGGTTTTGGTATGAACTTTCAAAATGCTAATACTATGGTCTTTTTCGGTATCAATGACTCATGGGAAACATATTATCAGGCAATTAGAAGAGAATGGAGATTTGGGCAAAAAAATCCTGTGAATTGCTATATTATACTTTCGGAATATGAGAGAGAAGTTTTAGAAAATATTAAACGAAAAGACAATCAGGCTTGGAGGTTAAAAGAGAAGATGATTTCATTACTAAAAGATTATGAAAAAGGAGAAATACAAGGAATAGACGTTCATAAAGACGATTATAAAGAAGATACTGTCACAAATCACAAATGGACTGCTATGCTTGGTGATTCCTGCATCAGAATAAAAGAAATTGAGGATAATTCTATTGATATGAGTATATATAGTCCCCCGTTTGCAGATTTGTTTGTATATTCTAATTCTTATAGAGATTTAGGAAACTGTAAAAATTGGGACGAATTTTTTACGCATTATCGTTTTATTGTTGAAGAGATACTGCGCATTACAAAACCAGGGCGATTATCATGTGTTCATACATCAGATATACCTGCGCTGGCAAATCGAGATGGATATATAGGTTTAAAAGATTTTCCCGGAAAAGTTATCGCCTTACATGAAGAATGCGGATGGATTTTCACAGGAAGAATTTTTATACAGAAAAACCCACAAGCCCAGGCTATACGGGTTAAATCAAAAGCCTTGTTGTTTGTGCAGATGCAAAAAGATTCATCACATTCAAGACCAGCACTGGTTGACCAGGTATTAATTTTTAAAAAACCAGGTGAAAATAAAATACCAATTCAGCCTGTAAAAAATGGAGAACTTGACAATGAAAAATGGATACAGTGGGCCCACGGTATCTGGATGGACATCAAAGAGACAGAAACATTGCAATATTATCACGCAAGAGATCCAGAAGATGAAAAACATATATGCCCCCTACAATTAGGGACTATAGAAAGGTGTATAAAGCTGTATTCTAATCCTGGTGAAGTTGTATTTACCCCTTTCATGGGCATCGGTTCAGAGGTGTATATGGCTGTAAAGCTTGGAAGGCGTGCAATAGGGATTGAGTTAAAGGAATCGTATTTCAGAACGGCTATCAAATATTTACGAGTAATAGGCTCACAGGAATCTTTAGATGGCTTTGGCAACAAAGAGAGACATTATGCGGAACAGAGATAGCAGAAAAACGCATAGCTGGAACATTAGTAAACGAAACCCTATTCGATGTGGAGATTATTTATGAACAAAGATTTTGAGCTATTTTCTTTTATTAGTGTTAAAACAAGGAGACCTTTTTATGCCAGATGTTCCAAATGTGGTGCAGAAATAGAAGCATATCTTCCAATAGATGTTGAGAAGAAGGCATTAGAGGCATGGAGACAATAAGAAATTTGAAGAACAAGGTATCAAAAAAATATGTTGAGGCTAACAAATATTTATACCCACTTGAACATATATACGATGCAATAAAGAAAATATAATCAATAAGTTGTGAAACATGTTTAAAGTAAAATATTAAAAAATAGAGGTTAAGTATGAGATACCAAAAGATTTATAGCCAGATATGGCAGGATGAAAAATTTATAACATTGTCTCAAGACGCTAAATTTCTCTTTTTGTATATTATAACCTCGCCTCATTCTAATTCGATAGGGCTTTACGTTTTACCTAAACAATACATCTGCGCCGACTTGAATTGGGATATGAAACGGTTAGGCAAACCCTTTGGGGAACTGTTAGCGAAAGGGTTAATTTTATATGACGAAACGGTTAATTTAATATGTGTTAAAAATCATCTGAAATTTAATCCGATTGAAAATGAAAATCAGGCAAAAGCAGCATCTAAAATTGTGATGCATTTACCGAAATCTTCAATATATTCAACTATTTTGGAACGGTTAGGCAAACCCTTTCATAAACCGTTACGGGAAGGGTTACAGGAACGGTATGGCGAACCAGAAACAGAAACAAAAACAAAAACAGAAGAAAGAGAGAATATATATATATGCGCGCGTGCGCGCGCAACCCCCTCTCCCAAAATGAAATTTTTGGATTCTGTTTTTTTGACAGAAGAAGAGTATAAAAAGCTCCAGGAGGCATTAGGCCAGAAGAGCCTGGAGATTGGCATAGAGAAGCTGGATTATAGCATATCGGTCAAGGGCGGTAAATATAAAGACCACTACAAGACACTGTTAAACTGGCACAAGCGGGGTTATCTCAAAGAAAACAACGGCTATCAACAATCAGGAGGCAGGCGGCCAGAAGAGCCTGATTTGATAGACCGAATCTTGAGAGGTGAAGTATGACTTACATTGTCCACTGGAAAGACGTTGTAGGCAAAGAGCACCTTGAGACCTTCATCAAGGTTGAACGGGCAATTATTGCAGCACAGAGAATGCAAATACAAGACCCAGTTGAGGTTGTGAGAAAGAAGCTCAATGACGATGAGGCAATGGAGATGTGGGCGGAAAAAAGGCGATACATGCGAAAATGCGGGTATGAGGTAAACAATAAGATCGTGAAATGGCACGGCTGGTATGATTCATACCTGGATCGGGATGAATTAAAATTTAAAACCACAGCACCACCCGGCAGAGAGTATATTTCCTTAAATAGCTTTCTTGGGTTCAAATGTGAATACGAACAGGAGGTAATTTATCCCGGAGGATTTGCTTGATGAAGGAAGGGAAAATGATACAAGAGTTTCTACTGCTTGGTGACCCAAGACCACAGGGACGGCCGAGATTTTACAAACGGGGAAACTTCATCGGCGTATATGACCCAAAAGAAAGCAAAGAATACAAGCAAACCATTGCAGCGCAGATTGCGGCACAAAATCCTGTTTACATTTCCGATAAAGCCGTATCCCTTGAGGTTGAACTTGCTGACTTTATAAAAGCCTGCAACGATGATGAGCTGATTGAGGCATGGAGCTTTAAAGTCAGTTACCCAGCTTTACGGAGAGTGCTTGACAAACACATGTCAGAAAGGCTTGAGAAAGAAGCAAAGGAAAGAAAAGAGCGAGAAAGACGAGAGCTTGAGGAGAGGTTGCAGTATGAAAAGGAGCAGACCCCGCAATTCGTGAAAGAACTTTTAATGAAAATCAAAACTTTGTAAGAAAAAGAGGTTTAAAATGACAAAACAAGTAGTAGCGGGGAAAGATACTCATTGGGATTGAGCCAGAGCGGAAAAATGCGGTAAAGGCGATAGTAAGAGCTGTTTTATTTATTGTTAAGCAAGGGGAGGTTAAATATGAACCCATCAAAGAATAGACAACGGGGCAAAAGAGCAGAAAGAGCTTTAGCTAAGAGACTTAAAGCAAAAAGAGTTGGTATACTCGGAAAAACCGACCTTTCTCATCCTCTTTTTGATTTTGAAGTTAAAAGTAGAGTCAAGTTTGTAGGTGAAAAATGGTTTCTACAAGCAATTAGAAATTGTGAGAAAGGCAAAATTCCTGCTGTAATTGTGCATGTTACAGGACAGCATTATAAAAATGACTATGTGATTTTGAAATTGAGAGATTTTGAAGATTTACTTGAGAAAATTGAATGCTATTACTATCTATGGAGGATAAAAAAGAAAATTTAGAATACACAGGAGATGAGAGATGGTAACAATTAAAGAAATAATTAGCAAATTATTCAAAAAAGCAGAAGAAAACAGTTGCCTTTATTGTAGCAATCTACGGATATATCAATGATTTTTTATTTCTGCTTTGGGTCCTTCCTGGGGGAGGGGCGATACGGCTAGCAGAGCTGCAAAATTTTTTAAGCTACGAAATGAATTTCATAGGTGAAAAATGGCTACGATAAAAGTTAAAGAACTTTGTGAAATATTGCGTATACCTTATCAAAAATATTACCAATTTTCGACTGAAGGTATCTTGCCCAAACCTGATAAAGGGTATGTGGATTGTGCCGAGGCGGTTCAAAAGTATATAGCTCATCTGAAAGCAAAAAATACCGTTGATTCGACTTCCTCATTGACACATGAAAGGGCAAGGCTTACGAAAATTCAAGCTGATAGAAAAGCCCTACAGTTTGAAAAAGAAAAGGGCAAGCTGGTTGATGTTGATGAAATTATGAAAGTCTTTCTCGATGTCCTTGGCCGTATCAATGCAAAAATATCATCATGGCCATCGAAGGCAGCACCCCTGATCGTGCCTGTATGCAAAACACCAGCAGAGGCACAAGATGTTTTAGACCGTTTAGTTGAGGAATTAAAAGATGAGATTAGAAACTGGAGCACTTACAACACAAGCAGAAGCAATAATCCATCAAGCCATACTGAGCGCAATAGTAAAGCGTCCAAAACTCAGCGTAAGCGAGTGGGCAGACAAAAACAGAGCGTTAAGTCCTGAGAGTTCTGCCGAACCCGGCCGCTGGTTTACCGAAAGGGCAGAATATCAGCGTGGCATAATGGATGCGTTCAGCGATCCTACTATCGAGCAAGTTGTGGTTATGTCATCCTCTCAATTGGGAAAAACAGAGATTTTGCTTAACGTCATTGGCTACTACATCGACCAGGATCCATGCTCAATCCTTGTCATCCAGCCTACCCTCGACAATGCAAAGACATTCTCAAAAGAACGTCTCAAGCCCATGCTCCGTGACACAAAAACCCTCGCTAAAAAAATATCGGTGAGTGAACGGGCAAAAAAGACAGATGACATGATTCTGCATAAGATTTTTATAGGTGGATACGTTGCCATTGCAGGTGCAAACTCTCCTGCATCCCTTGCCGCAAGGCCGATTAGAGTTTTACTTTGTGATGAAGTTGACCGATACCCCATAAGTGCAGGGGCAGAGGGTGACCCTGTTAATCTCGCCATGAAGAGGACAACTGCATTCTGGAACAGAAAAATAGGCATGTTCTCTACACCTACCCGCAAGGGGTTATCTCGCATTGAACTTGCATATGAACTATCTGACAAAAGAAAATTTCATGTCCCATGCCCACATTGCGGACAATTTCAGCCACTTCGATTTGAAAACTTATCTTTTTCAGAACATGACCCATCAGATGCTGTTTACATTTGCCCATTTTGCAAGGGTGTCATAACCGATACAGACAAATACAGAATTTTGAAGCAGGGCAAATGGATACCCGAGAAATCAACAGGCAAAATTGCAGGATTCTGGATTAACGAGCTGTATTCGCCCTGGGTGTCATTTGCAAATCTTGCATATCGTTATATCGAAGCAAAGAAAAAACCAGAAACAATGCAAGTGTTTGTAAATACATCTCTCGGAGAAACCTGGGAAGAAGAAGGTGAACAGATTGAGGATACAGAAATTTCAAAAAGACGTGAAGATTATGAGACGATCCCCGAGGCCGTGGCGGTTTTAACTGCTGCCTGCGATATCCAGGACGACAGAATTGAAGTTCTTGTTGTGGGCTGGGGTGCAAAAGAGGAAAGTTGGCACATAGAACACAGGATATTTTACGGTCCCACAATCGGCCTTGATGTCTGGAATGAACTTGATGACTATTTACAAAAAACCTTCGTCAATGATGCAGGTATGATTCTCAAAATCTCATGTGTTGCTGTAGATTCAGGCTATCTGCCGAAAAAGGTTTATGACTTTGTAAAAAAGCGACAGTCCCGCAGGATTTATGCTGTGAAAGGTGCAAACAGTGCAAATGCCCCGCTTGTGAACAGACCACGCCTTGCTGGGAAAGAGAGGGTCAAACTTTTTCAAATCGGCACTCAAGCTGCAAAGGATATTTTGTTCTCAAGGCTTCGTATAGACACTTTTGGGCCTGGATACATACATTTCCCCCGTGCCTGCGATGATGAATACTTCAAACAGCTCACCGCAGAGCGTGTGAGGATAAGGCTTGTAAAAGGATTTGCTGTTAGAGAATATGAAAAAATACGGCCACGCAATGAAATTCTTGACCTCTGGGTCTATAACATCGCAGCCTATGCCATAATCAATCCTGACGTGGCCAAAATTAAGCAAAAATTGGCAAAAATTAGCGAAAATAAAGCAAAAATATATGAAATTGAACAAAAACAGGCCGAAATAGAGCAGAAACAAGCAATTTTGGACGAAAAGAAAGCAAAAAAACCTTTTGCACTTTGCAATAGGCGCTTATCGTCTTGGGTAAAAGGATGGAAATAAGAAACATAATCGAGTTACCAGCAAAAACTTTATTCACTCCAAGAGAAGTTGCGGATTTTTTTTCAGTTACAACACGGACAATTTACAATTGGTGTGAGGAAGGCAAACTCAAATATGCAAAAGTTGGAGGTGTCATACGTATATACAGATTTTCAATAATAGAAATATTGAACCCTCTCCCGCTTTCGCTTCGCTTAGAAGCGGGAGATTCTTGAGAAGTTTGATTTTTTTTTGGCTTACAAAAAAAAACTGTGAAAATTGATGAAAATTGATGAAAATTGTGTAAAGAAATGAACACATATCTTTTGCTATCCTTAAAACAGCATGGCAGAAATACTCTCCACAGTGCCAACAGTAATAAGGGCTGGGGACACAGTCAAGTGGAAGAAGTCTTTTCCTGATTATCCTTCAAGCGAGTGGGCACTTCAGTATGCAATCTATAACCAGACCAACTACTACACAGTAAATGCAATAGCCGAAGAAGATGGCTCATTTTTAATCACAATCTCTGCGACTGAATCGGCAGCTTTTGATGCTGGTGAATATCACTATATAGCGAGAGTATCAAAAAACAACGAAGTCTATACAGTTGAATCAGGAACTATCAAAATCCTTCCAGATGTAACATCCGCAGTTGATGACCGCAGCCATGTAAAAAAAGTTCTTGATGCTCTTGAGGCGGTCATAGAAGGAAGAGCAACGAGAACTGATCTTGAGTATCAAATCGGAGACAAACGCATTAGAAACATGTCGCATGGTGAAATCTACATGCTCTGGAAGAAATACAAATGGCTCTATGAGCTGGAACTTCAGGCTCAAGGCATTAAAACAGCAGGCAATAAAGTCAAGGTGAGATTTACATGAAAATATTTGGCTTTGAGATTAAAAGAGCAAAACAGCCTGTCAAGAGAAACTATGCAGGAGCAAAAATAAACAGATTCACATCCGATTGGTTCACATCAAATCTTACAGCCGATGAGATTTTAAGATGGCAACTTCCCAAACTTCGTGAACGCTCCAGAGACCTTGAGCGGAACGACGACTACATGAGGAACTTTTTAAGAAAGCTGGAGAACAATGTCATCGGGGCAAATGGGATAGTTCTGCAAAGCAAGGTTCGCTTTAAGGTCACTCAGGAGCTTGACATAAAGACAAACTCAATGATTGAAGACGAGTGGCGGAAATGGGGAAAACGCTACGCTTCTGTTTGTGAGACCATCTCGTTCAGAGATTTAATGAAGATTGTAATTCGGGCTGTTGCCAGAGATGGTGAAGTTCTCATCAGAAAAGTTAGAGGCTATGACAATCCATATCAGTTCGCACTTCAAGTCATAGAGGCAGACTATCTTGACGAATCATACAACGCAGACTTGCCTAATGGAAATCGCATCATCATGGGTGTTGAGAAAAACAAATGGGGCAAGCCAGTAGCTTACCATGTCTGGGATAAGCATCCAGGAGACCACACAGCAGGCAACAGAACAAGAATCAGAATTCCTGCGGATGAAATAATCCATCTTTTTGTGAAAGAAAGACCAAGCCAGACAAGGGGAGTGCCATGGGTTGCATCGGCAATGATAAAGCTCAGAATGCTTGGAGCATACGAAGAAGCAGAAGTTGTTGCTGCAAGGGTAGCATCTGCGAAGATGGGCTTTTTTGTTGAAGAGATGGAAGGAGTGCCATATACAGGCGAGACAGACACAGATGGCAATCTCATTTCAGAAGTAGAGCCAGGCATACTTGAAAAGCTCCCACCAGGCGTTGACTTCAAGCCATTTGACCCAGGCTCACCATCAGCAGAGTTTTCAGACTTTGTAAAGGCGATGTTGAGAGGCATCTCAGCAGGCATTGGCTGTAACTACAACACACTATGCAATGACCTGGAAGGAGTCAATTACAGCTCTTTGAGGGCTGGCTCTCTTGATGAAAGAGAGTTCTGGAAAGACATTCAGAGCTGGTTCATAGACAACTTTCTTGAAAGAGTTTACCCAGATTGGGTTGAAATGTCGGCTCTTTCAGGGAAGCTGAACATACAGTTTTCAGAGATTGAAAGATACATTGCTCCAGAATGGCAACCGAGAAGATGGGATTGGGTTGACCCACTTAAAGATGTGCAGGCGAAGGTAATGGAACTTAAAAACGGGCTAACAACCCGCACTCGCATATGTGCGGAAAAAGGGCTGGATTTTGAAGATGTTCTTGAGGAACTCAGACGAGAAAAACAACTGATGGAAGAGTATGGCATCTCAATAATTGATGTTGACAACAAAACAGCGGTCATAACTGAAACCCAAGAAGAAATCATTACTGGAGGTAACAATGGCAATAAGGGTTAATTCTGCTGGCGTGAGCCATGCAAAAAGCCTTATCAGGGCAGGAAAGGTAGATAAGTCATCTGATTGGAGCTTTGACGCAGCCGATGGAAACAAAATTCTCGGTGATGGCAACTGGTCTGAATACAAAAAGTGGTTTTTAGCGGAAGACACAGAGGCAAATGAGAAAACAAAAGAGAGATATAAGTTCCCATATGGCAAAGGTGGCACAGTTTACCGCAGGGGAGTCATAGCAGCAAAGCAGAGAGCAGCACAGCGGATACTGGAGGAATATGACAACATAGTTCAAGCTGCAGATGAACTTCTCCAAATGATAGATAAAGGAGAAAAAAGTTTTAAATTACCTATACAGACAAGAACTTTTGAAATAAGGCAGTCTGACATAAATAAAGACAGAAGAACAATCACTTTGTCTTTTAGTTCAGAAGAGCCAGTAGAACGCTGGTATGGAGTAGAAATCCTTGACCATTCTCCAGAAGCAGTTGACCTGAGCCGACTAAAAA